CTCGGCGTGCCGATGATTCTCGCGTTCATTATCGCCCACAAGATAACTCCTTGTTTTAACAGAGACAGCCAACTGTAAGTCTTTGATTTAACAATTAGGGGACAAAAAAATCTCCTATATTCAACACACTATAGGAGATTAAAACTTACTACGAATTATATCAGTTTGGAAGTTGCAAAGACTTTTGCCTACCCAAGTTGTTGAGAATAGCCGCGGCCTTCCTACTGCTATCTTGAACGGATAAGTGTGCGTACTTCATTGTCATTGTAATGTTTGCGTGTCCAAGAATTTGTTGAAGGTCTGTGATTGGAAGACCGGCTTGTACCATACGTGACGCAAATGAATGACGCAGAGTATGGTACGTCACATCTTGTAGTCCTGCTCGCTTACAAGCAGTAAGGAAACTTGCCAGACGATACTGCCGAGGACCACCACGCGAATCTGTGAATACCCATTGGCTTAAGCTGGTCGCTTTACGACGAACCAGAATGTCGTAAGCACGGTCGGACAACTCCAACACAGATTGATTACGGACCTTGGGGCGAAAAAGATTGAGCGTCTTGTCCAGAAGATTAACACTCGTCCATTCCAGTTCAGCAATCTCCGTATGTCGTGCTCCTGTATCCAACAACAAGACAACAAAGTCATAGATGTCTTGCCGCTCCTTCCTGACATCATAAGACTGGAGCCTGTAATCAGCCACACCAGGAATCTTTGCCTTTGGGTCAAGCGCAGCCAGCAACCTTTCTTCTTCATCCAAAGATAAGAACCTCAACTTCCCTTTTGGCGGACGGATGTTGTTGTGCTTCTTGATGTCAGCCATATCAATGACAGCAGTCTTGTACCCCAGACGCTTCATCAACGAGTTCATTTGTCCCCACATAGACAACTCGTGTGTGACTGTTTGCGGGGTCACTCCCTCCTTCTCCCTTTCAATAATCAACCGCTGAATGTCTTTCTCCCGCAAGTCATCCAAGTACATTGAAGGCTTGAACCCAAAGCACGATACGTATGCCTTCTTTGATATATCAAATGTCTTACCCATTTGCTTGTTACATCTGGCTACGTAGTCTCTGTATGAACTCAACTTCTGTTTGCTGTCACAGAACTTCTGGAACGCATCCTCAATCGTGATCCGTTCCCCATCACCAAGGACAATCACAGCGTGGGCTTCAGTTCTCTTGAGTGCTTCCACCCTTTCCGCTGCTTGCTTGTTAGCCGTCTTGGTACTACCTGTCTTGATTACACCATTGACCATAAAGCGGTAATGGTACATGGAACTATTCTTTGGTTTGAAAACTGACATTGTGTATTCTCCTTGGTTGTGATGACAGAATGATTCTGTCAAGAGTATTTACTGTCCTACTATTACAAAAATACCACAACATTTATTTTTGTTGAAGAAGGAAATACCCTATAGGAAAATCATAAATAGCAGGTCCGTCTGGTAAACGGATGTGTTCGAAAACTCCTTTTGGTTAAAAGAAAAAGCCCCATCTGCGTCAGCAGCCATCGGGGCTTTCTCTTTTTTGTGCTCACTGATTGTCATTGAGACATTCATTGCTCCCTAATACCTCACCGTCAGCCACACACCGATACAGTTCAACACATCCACGATAGTACTTTGCGGTATCTTGCTCCTTGGCCAACTGCTTTCTCAACTGGCGATACTCATAAAGAACCCACAAAAGCCCCACAATTGATAATAGATTGACCATCGTCTTCTCCTTGATTGAATTGATTGCGTGAGTATTTATCTCAACCGTCCGTAAATACATACAATCTACTATAAGGAGATACGGATGAGTGCATCAAAACAAAAAGGGTACAGAGCAGAAGTAGCAATAGTAAAGACATTACAAGCAGCCGGTATTGAAGCGAGACGACAACCATTGTCGGGTAGCATGAATGACTTCAAAGGAGATGTCATACTACCAAGCGGCGAGAAGATAGAAGTCAAACACCGTGAGTCAATTGGTGACTATTTCTGGGATTGGTTGAGCCAAGGTGATGCTAAATATTTGGCCATCAAAAAGAATGGCAAGACTCCATTAGTCCTCATGGAGATGGACAAATGGATTGAATTACTACAACATACAAAAGGAGAAACAAAATGACTAATTTGGGTTCTATAGCTAAACAAAAAGGATGGAATGTTTCAGAGAAAATGCTGAACAGAATGTCAAGGTACAATTTCAATCCTTCACCGGAACAGCTAGCTGAGTTGGAAGCAACAGGGGAGATCAGATTTTCACAGGAACAGATAGCGGAGATGGATAGGATTAACATGGTCGGCAGGCGTGAAGAACTAACTGACGAAGCAAATAAAGCATGGCAGATGGTAAAGGATTGGATAGCAACTGACCCTGATAGTAATTGGGACGACCCATGGTTCGTTCATACAATGAAGTACATTGACTCTAAGCGTCTCGAAAATGTGCGCATCCATGACATGATTACCCAATTAAAAAACTGAATCTTAAGGGGACAAACAGAACACTTGAAATTTTTTTTAACATAATTTAGAATGAAGGACTAAATAACAATACAGTCCGGGAAGATTGTAACGAATACAATTTAAGCAGCAACAAAAAAGCCAGAGTGTATCTTCCCGGACGCTCTGGCTTTTTTGTTTTCCAACCAAGGAGATTACCAAATGGAACAAGAAATTAACACAACATACTTTGAAGTCTTAGACATCATACCTCACGAACTGTGGTGGGAATTAAGAGTTAGAGATTTAGAAACAAATAAAAGGAAAAAGTTTTTGGTTATGTTACACAAAAGCCACGGATATATTTTTGCTCCTGGCTTTTTCTTTAAGGTGTTCTATGAATGTCTTCGTAATGATGAAGAAGCAATAATAGTTCATCAGGCACAGGCATATGAAGATGAAGATACATGTCGTCGTGGTATTTGGGAAATGGCACTCCACGGACATCATTTGGATAAGTTGACTTCTGTTAGCAAGAATACATTCAAATGGTTTACATCTACATCAACCAAGTCCAGGAGGGTATAAGATGGACATTGATATCTATACGAGTGTATTTATTGCCCACAAGAGCAAGTTAGGAACAAGTGCCTATACATTACATTGCAAAGGAAGACCAATAGCAGATGGAGTTTTTAGTGAAGACAATTCAACAATAATAAAAGCTCACCTGGAAGGATTAGTTGATGCCCTTAAATGTGTCAAGGAACAAATGGAAACCGATGATGTCCTCACCATCAAAGTTTTATTCAGGGATACAGGTGACTCTTCCTTCACAGATTCAATACGGTTGTCCATCGCACAATGCTGGATGGCGGTTCGTGATGGCACACCATTGAAAGAGCACTTGCGAAACAATGAATATAAACAAAAGGTCATTGATGTTTTATTAGAAATTAAGTCTTTGGTTCCCATGCTAACGTTCAGTGTTAGACCAGAAAGACAAGACCATCCATTGTTTGAACTACAACGAAAGGCAATGGTTCAGTTGTGGCATGCAGAAACAAAAGCAAGGGCAAGTAAATGAAATCACACCATACAACTTATGTTTGTTACTTCGCTTACTTCCAAGACAACAACGATGTATCAAAACCAATCCAGACTGTGACAAGATGGGATTCACAAATCAGTACAGATAAAGTTACTCCTTCTTATGGAGTATATCTCAGACCAAAGTTCAATAACTACACTGCTTGGATAGATTGCATGTTTAAAGTTATCAATGAGATTGTTGAGGATGTACAAAAAAAGATTCAAGCAAATGAAGAATCAACCTTCACGATTCGGTTTGTCACTCACAGCAAACTGACACCTAATCAAACCAAGTCATTGAAGACAATGCTGGCTATTGCTAAACAGTACCGAACATTTCCAGACGATGAGCCAACAGTGAGAGCCATTCGTGGTGTAGTAAGGAAGAAGGCTGGTACTTCATATGAGGACCCGACATTTGAACCAAAGGCAAACTTAATGGTGTGCTTGTTCAAATTACAATCTCACCTTCGTCTTGACTATGAGCACACCATGCTATCTACATCCACACAGACAAACGCATCGTCTGTCTTCAATGCCTTGTTTCAAATCGCAAAGGGTAATGATGAGGTAGGACTATAAGAGATATAAAACACGGAGTAAGATGCAGTAAAAAGGTATAATATAATGGAGAAGATTTCGGGAAAAAAATACGGGACCAATATCGGCACCACAGGTGCCGAAGGAAGTTCACACCTTCGGTGTTTCACTTCCTGATGTAGTTGTTTATATGTGCCTTCGGCACCGGGATGTTGAGTTGTTTTGATTTGATTTCAAATGCGAACTCCACATTGAAATATTTAACTTAACTACGGCGTATTTAACTAGCAAGACAACTGCGTATTCCCTCCATATGAAATGCCATATCTTCCACCTGGCAAGGCTAGCAAGTACATATGTCACACCAGATTTGGCACCTGATGTAGAAGGCAATTGTTGGTTTAGGTCTCCACATAGAACAAGGAGGGCGAAGCCCGACTAACCTATATGGTTGCCTTTCCGTTTTTGACCCTATTAATTTTTTTCTTTTGTTATTAGGGTCAAAGTTAAACTCCATTGATATTTGTTGTCGTTTAGTAGATGCTTTATTATTAAAATGAGGAATTGGGTTAATGAAAACACTAACAAAAAAAAGAAAAGATGCAAATAGTAGCCACAGCAAGAGCAAACAGAGAGTCAACTTACTTCACAGGAGAGCCTTGTAAAAACGGACACATAGCACCTCGCACAACTCAAGGAGGTGGGTGTACGGCATGTAGTAACCGTTCTGTTGTGGCAAATTTTCGCAAGACTCTGTACGGGCTTGATACAAATCAATTTGAGGAGATGTTATTAGCACAAAACAATCAGTGCGCAATCTGCGGCACAGTATTTGAAAAGACACCACATGTAGACCACGACCACGAAACTGGTATTGTTCGTGGTCTACTTTGTTTACCTTGTAATATGGGTCTTGGGTTCTTTAGAGATAGCCAAACAAACTTACATAAGGCTATTGAGTATCTACAACAAACCTAATTCATTGATATGCTTTTCGTTTTCACGATTTGATCAAGTAGAACATCAACATTCGTCCCATAATAATAGCAACAAATGTAGTCAATCCCAACCAACTCAAAGCCCTGATGGCTGTACCTTCTTGCTTGGTCTTCTTGTTGCGATACAGAGCAAAGGCAAACATAGGCGAGACGATAAAGAAAAGAATAACAATCTTGATAATAAAGTCTGCGTTCATTTGCTTTCTCCTTGGTTTGTTAAAGTGAGATCATTCTACTAGAACATGAAGCGTCTTTCAACGGAGCGAAGTAGTTGAATTAGAACATTACCCAGCGGACAATAAGATAAAAAGAACAATCAAGGGGTCCGAATGGTAGCAAAGAGATTAACAACAGCAGATGCGCAAGATATATTTGATAAGATATCTGCTGGACATACATCTAAAGAACTTGAAAAGCAATATGGTATTTCTTCCTCGCTGGTATCTTGTATCAAGAACAAGCGCCCTCCTTACCACAACTTAATCGATAGCACTTCACAAACAAACAACTACACCAAAACAAATAGAACGATACAAGGCACAGTATTGATTGAGTGTTGCCAGACCAAACAGATCATTGATTCATCCAAGTTGTACTACGCAATCCATTCTTACTTCCTCCAGCGAGCTGATGATTATCAGTACCAACATTTTGTATTTGGAACGACAAGATGTATCAAATGTAAATCAACAATCACAATAGGAGCAGCTATCTGGAATGACGGCAAGTACCAATTTGTTGAACCCATGGAGGTGCTTGTCGATCATGCTGAACTTGTTCAAGATAGGTTGATATTTCAACCAGAGCTGATCAGCGAGAACCAAATCAAACACAAAGGTTGCCTGATACCACATTGCTTTGTAGATTGCTGGGGCAAGACCAGCCAATAAAAAAAGCCACCCGAAGGTGGCTATAAGGGCGTGGAGTTTTTCGTTTAAATTGGTCCCATAAACTCCACCGAAAAAGACCTTGTTATTGTTGTTGCTTCAGCTTGGACAGAATCAGCTGCACATAAGTCTTGGATCCGGAGACCGTCAGTCCCAACTCACTTTGAAACGCAGCAACATAATCCTTCCTTGCCAGGTTGGGATGATCAGCGACATACTGCTTCGCCAAATCCATCTTGGATACCGTGGTCGCCGGCTTGGTCAGTGAGCGATACTCCTGCCTCGCTGCTTTGAGTTGTTCCTCCAGATGTGTGATTTGAGTTTCCAGCTCGAGGACACGAACGGGAGTTGGTTCTTCCGGAGCCAAATTTGACATTTTGGCGACGGCAATTTCCTCCTGAACCGTAGTATTAGGAGTAACAACTTCTTCAACAGAAACGATTTCCTCCTGAACAACTTCTTCAACAGAAACGATTTCCTCCTGAACAACTTCTTCAACAGAAGCAGGAACAGACTTACGAGCACGAGCAGCCATTTGTATTACCTCTTAAAGTGAAATGATAAGAACAACCTTGATAGTTCGATAAACAATCCCCTTCAGCACATCAACAGCATCATCACAGTCAGTAGCAAAGACAACCGTTTTGTAGACACCAAAGCAACCCTTAATGGTGTACGTAACTTCAAACTGCTTCATCTCATATACCTCCATATCTGTGATGACGTCCATCTTCGTCTTTTCAATATAGAGGTCAACAGGATTTTGAGATATTTTCATTTCCACATTTCCCGCTTTGTGGAGACTATGGTTCTGGTTCTGGCTTCTATAGTAGAAAGAAGTCTAGGTTCTACAGTTTGATATCACTGCAAATGTGGAATGGATAAGGAGCCGTAAGGACTACATTGGTGGAATGGATATTTGGTGGAATGGATACGGAGCCGTATGCACCTGCTCATACTTGGTGGAATGGATAAGCAGCAGTAAGGACTACATTGGTGGAATGGATATTTGGTGAAATGGATACTTGGTGAAATGGATACTTGGTGAAATGGATACTTGGTGAAATGGATACGGAGCCGTATGCACCTGCTCATATTATTACTTTCGTAGATGCAAAAAAGTGGTCACGTTCTGGTAGTGCCCAAAATGGGCACTATATTCGAATATACGAATATACGATTTTGACCCTAATGTTTACGGTCATTGAAGTCTACTGGGGAAGTTTCCTCACTGCGAATACCTCCAGTGAAATCAGCGAGTTACGACACCGTAAGTTGAGGGTGCTGTCAATATTGAGATGATTTCTTCTTGGGAACATTACTGCGACAGTTCCGGAATTGTGGCACTGTGCTCAAACCATTTTCACAGTTCCGCGAATGCGATGGCACATTTTGGCGATGCCCCGGATTTTTAGGACCGAGACAATATCAATACCACAAAAAAAATATTGGGCAGTAAAACCAAAATCGCCTTTATTAACCTTGTGTGATCAGCCGCTCCACCGAGTTGGTAACTTTTCTCCTACGAATGATAAATACCTGTGTATTACATTAAAAGGAGATTACCAAATGAACACACACACCGCTACCGACAGATTGACTTACGAACAACGGACTGCTTACCTCGCCAATATGAAGAACACAATTCAGCGACTGTCGTTCGTTGATGACACGACTCGCCTTGTTGAAGGCGAACATTGCCATATAACAAACATCCGCGATTGTGGAACTAACGGATATCCACAAATGTGGTTTCTCTATCCACACAAGACACAATCCCAAAGCGTCAAGGTCAGCCGTCTTCTCAAGATGGCTGAAGGGTTCTATTTGCCTGGACGTCCAAAACGAGCGGGCGACCCACAGATAGACAGAGCACACTATCGTATGGCGTTACATAAATGCCACAACGGAGCGTGCGTTAATCCTAACCATATCTATGTTGGTACGGCTGAAATGAACAACTACGATTGCTTGTTGAGCAAAGATAACAAACGTTTGTCGGTAGAAGACGTAATTAGCATTTTGGTTGAACGGAAGAACTTCCCGAAAGAGAAACAATTAGCACAAGAACTAGCAAACGCTTTTCATGTTCACATTTCGTGTATCCGCGCAATCTGGCGGAACGAGAAGTATTGTTTTATTGACAGGGAAACATATGAACTACATCCACCAAGTTGCGATACATTAAAAGTTGGGCCTGATGGTGTTTACAAAGATGGAACAACATATGCGTATGGACGAGGATATTTGAAATCGAAACAGATAAATATAAATAAAACTTAAAGGAAGAGATATGTCTTTTGGTGGTAAGAGTTCAGGTCCAAGTCAGGCAGAGATTGATGCAAAGGCGAGAGTGCGTGCGGCAGAAGAAAAGGCTCGTGTTATTGCTGAAGAAGAAATCAAATCTGCCGCAGCAAATAAGAACGCGATTGATGAAAAGATTGGCGTAACAGATGCTGAAGCGGATAGGCAAAGGCGTCAAGCCTCGCTTTTGGCAATGAGCACCAAAGAGCAACTTGACGAAGAGAAAAAGAAAACAAATAACAAAGTAACGCTATTAGGTCAATAAGGAGCAGAGTATGAGCCGAGGAGGAGGGTCCAAGAATTCAGGACCAAGCGAAAGCGAAATTAAAGCCCGCGAGGAAGCAGCAGCAGCAACAGCCCGTGCCAAGGTACTTGAGGAACAAGCTGCCCTCGCAAAGAAGCAAGGTGAGGAAACAGCCGCCGGACGTGCCAGTGCTGACCAAGCAGCCCAGCAAGCAGCAGCCCAGCAAGCAGAGGCATTAGCGAAAAAACAGAACGAAGAAATTATCGCTGGTAAAGCACAAGCGAGTTCTTCATTGAGCGGCGGTATGAAGGATAGTCAAGAAGTTGGTTCATACGACAGGCAGAAGAGCCTGCTTTCGGGATTGAGTGACGCGGAAGAAGAACGCAAACGAACGCTGGCTGCACAGACAAAGAAGAAAACTCTTCTTGGTAATACGGTAAATCTGTAATGAATAATAAGGGTGAAGAAATACTCAACACGTACAACCAGTTGGTTACGGAGCGAACACCGCTTGAGCAATTTTGGCAAGATGCTTTTGATTACACGTACCCAATCCGTGGTGAGCAATTTAGTTCAAAGGATACGGATCCGTATGCAAGAGCCAGTGCAGCCAAATCAAAGCAAGCAAAGATATACGATAGCACAGGAACTGATAGCGTTCGTTTGTTGGCATCTGGTCTTTTATCTGGCTTAACGCCAAGTCACCTTCAATGGTTCACATTTGATACACCAAGTGTGCCTGATAGCCTCGTGCCTCGTGATGCGAAACTTTGGTTGCAACAAGCAGCAGAGACATTATTCACAGCAATTCATTCGTCAAACTACAACAGCGAAGCGTTTGAACTGTTTATTGATTTGACAGTTGGGGGACTTTGCGGACTGTTTGTGGATTTCACTGAAGGGTTTCGTTTTGAGCAATGGGCATTACCTACGCTATATTGCCAGAATGTTTTAGGTGGTCAGGGGATAGATACAATCTACCGCAGTGTTACTTACAAAGTACGCGAAGCCGTTGAGAAATTTGGCATTGGAAACGTCCCCGAGTTAGTTAAACAGCAGTATGAAAGCGACCCATATGCGAATGAAGTGTATCAGTTCATTCATACGATTCGTCCAAGGCTCAATAATGGCAAACAAGCCAAGGGAAAACTGAAAACCAGTATGCCTTGGGAATCAATATATGTGTGCGCAAAGACAGGCGAGATTGTTCAAGAGTCTGGATTCCACGAAATGCCAGTCATTGTGCCACGATGGTTTGGTATTCCTGGAACTGACTACGCTTTAGGTCCATTGAATGATGCGTTACCGGACGTGAAAACGCTAAATCGTATTGTGGAGATGGTTCTTACTAATGGTGAGATGGCAATTGCCGGCACATTCGTTGCAAAAGATGATGGCGTGTTTAACCCTAATACAGTCAAGATAGGACCACGCCGGGTGATTATGGTTAGTGATACAGAAAACATCAAGCCTTTAGCGTCAGGTGGCAACTTCAATATCGCACAAAGTGAGATTGCAAGACTTCAAGCACAGATTAAACGAGTGATGATGAGTGACCAATTGGCACAAACAGAGAAAGGGATGATGACTGCTACAGAAATTCAAGCACGTCAGCAAATCATTCGCCAGATTCTCGGTCCAGCCTTGGCACGATTGCAGAGTGAGTTCCTTGAACCGCTGTTAAAAAGATGCTTTGGCTTGGCAATGCGTGCCGGCGCACTTGGTCAACCACCAAGTTCATTAGGTGATACTCCATTTAGTCCAGCATATCATTCACCAATTGCAAAGGCACAACGTTTTGAAACAATTCAAGCAATGAATCAACTTGAAGAAGCAATCGGAGGATTGAGCAAACTAAATCCTGGAATCCTGGACTTATACGACTTTGATGCTTCTGTGAAAAAGAGAGCAGACTTGTTTGGTGTTCCCGCAGAACTACTTAAAGACGAACGCCAGGTAGCAGCAACAAGGAAAGCAGCAGCACAACAAGCACAAGCACAACAAGCGTTACAGCAAGCTCCGCAGTTAGCAGCAGCCGCAAAAAACCTAAACGGTGCTGGTGAAGTTGGACAAGAAGCATTGGCACAAATAGCAAATGGATAATATCAAACAACTGATGTTTCACTTGTTCCAGAATGACCCAAAAGGGGTAAAAGTGTTTGAGTATTTGACGAGTCGTTTCTACGACAAATCACTATTCAATAAAGACCCTTATGTTACTGCTTACAATACTGGGCAACACGATTTGATTTTACAAATAATAAATATGATGGCAAATACCAATGAAGGAGAACAGGAAGATGGGCAAGAAACTTAATCAACCAGAAGAAGTAGAAGTTGCAGAAGTTATCGGACAAGTTGTTACAGACGCTGGTGCACTAACTCACGAGGAAATTCACATTATCTCAATGGCACCTGATTATAATCAGAGCAAGGTGAAGCAAGAGATTGTGCGTAAATGGAAGATGGCGAAAGGAGTTCAATAATGGAAGATGAAGTTATTGAGCAAATTGAGCAACCAGACATTGAGTCTGAAGCACCAGATTATAGTTGGGTGCCAAAGAAGTTCCTCAAGGACGGTGAGCCAGACCTACAGGCTCTGTCTCGTAGCTATCAAGCATTGGAGAAACGTCTTGGGTCAAGGTCGCTTGCCCCAGAGTCGGTTGATGATTATGTGTTCGAAAGCAAGAACGGCTACACGTATGATGCTGATTTGAGCAATTCTTTTAAGCAAGAAGCATTAGAAGCTGGGTTATCTGCTGAACAATATGCCTTCATTATGAATAAGTACGAGGAATCAATTGCTCAATCACAGCCATCCGCCGACCAAGCCGCAGAAGTACTAAAGGCTTCTTGGGGAAGAAACTTTGATAACAATCTCCAAGCTGCAAGACGGGCGTGGGATGAGTTCGCACCAAGTGATGCGGACATTGATGAAGTTGGGAACAATCCTGTGGTGCTAAAGATTCTCGCTCGCATTGGGATGGAACTCGGTGAAGACAAGCCAACCGCGAAAGGGGCCAGCCGTCCATCAGCAATGACGGAAGAACAAATCAATGAACTGATTCGTAAGAAGGACTACAAGCACGACCTAAAAGCCCAAGAGGTAGTTCGTAAATGGTATGAGGCAAAATTCCGCGATTGAGCGGGAACCTGGTACCAAACTTTAATAAATAGAGACAGTGATTCAAAGTAAGGACAATCGTAAGACCCAGAACTGAACCGGAAACGCCCCAGTGTAACACTGGATAAGCAAAAAACAAAAACAGCTACATCAAAACTATAAACTTATTCAGGAGTTACAAAAATGTCAGCCTCAATCACTGCGGCATTTATTGCCCAATACACAAACGAAGTACACCAGTTGTTCCAACAACAAGGTTCTAAACTTATGAACACAGTCAATGTTCATAAGAATGTTGTAGGTTCTACGTATAACTTCCACAAACTTGGTGCTGTTGTTGCTAACACCAAGACACGCGATGCTGAAATCACAGCATTGGACCCAACCAGCACACAGGTCACAGCAACGCTTGCTGACTACTACGCTGGTGTCTATGCGGACAATCTAGACTTGCTCAAGACTAATGCCAACATCAAAGCTGAACACCAGAAAGCTGCTGTTAATGCTATCAGCCGTAAGGTCGATGATGTCATCATCGCAGAAATGCTTACCGCAACTAACACTACCACAACGACAGCCGGCGGTCTTACCCTCGCAAAAATCCTTGAAGTTGTTACTTACTTGAATGGTAACGATGTTGGTGATGGTGATCGCTATCTTTTAGTCGGTGCTAAACAGGTTGGTGAAGCATTGGCTATCCAGCAACTAACTTCCGCTGACTATGTTCAAGTTCAAGCGATTATGAATTCCGGTATTGGAACTGCTTTAGGCTTCAAATGGATTATGTCGACTCGCTTAACTTCCGCATCTGCCACAACTGTTTTGGGTTATGTGAGCGATTCCGTTGGACTTGCTGTTGGTCAAGACATCAAAACAGAAATCAACTACATTCCAACAAGAGTCGCTTGGTTAACGAATAGTTATGTTAGCCTCGGCGCGAAGCTGATTGACAACTTGGGCATAACCAAAATGACAGTCGCTTAAGCACTTAACAGATACATTTGGTACTCAAAGGGCAGAGAAATCTGCCCTTTCTCTTTGGACAAACAAATCATAAATACCTGTAAAGTACAGGAGTAAGCATTTATGAGTTCAATAGTGTCCATTTGTAACGTCGCCCTAACCTCATTGGGAGCGAATACCATCGTCAGTTTGAACGATGGAACCACGGAAGCATTGCTTTGTGATTCTACTTGGAGTCAGTCAAGACGGGCAGTGTTGAGACTGCATCCTTGGAACTTCGCAATAGCAAGGTCGGAGCTTGCTGCCGAGACGACCGCGCCAGTTTATGACTACAAATATTCGTATCCGTTGCCAGGAAACTGTCTGCGCGTTATCCAAGTGTTCAACAATCAGGATTATAGGATTGAACGAAAGAGAGTTATCACAGATAGTGAAACGTGCTTCGTCAAATACATCTATGACAATGAAGACATTGGAAGTTGGGATGAGTCGTTCATTGATTTGATGTCTGCTCGCATTAGGTTGGACCTCGCTTATGCTATCACGCGAAGCAATTCATCAGTAACACAAGCGTCAGCACTGTTTCAGGAAAAGTTCAAACTCGCAAAAGCGATTGATGCGAGCGAGGATATACAGGAGCCATTTGGACATTTTGATAACAGCCTCATTGCAGTGAGGTTCTAATCATGTCGGTAAGCGGTCAGATTCTTTTCATAAACAAGATGTGAATACATTTAGAAAGGAATCACTATGACCACAAGCAAATCCGAATACAACCGCCTTTATCGTGAAAAGAACAAAGCAGGTTTGGCTGCTAAAGAAAAAGCAAAGCGGGAGGCTATTAAAGATACGCCTGAATATAAATTGAACTCCAAAGAAAAGCAACGCAGGTATTACCTGAACCACAAAGATGAAATTTTAAAAGCAATTGTGAAACGGCGTCAGGACCAGCACCCGCACGCAACTCGGCTATATGGAATTAAGAATAGAGCAAAGCGTGATGGTAGGGAGTTTGATTTGACATTACAGTTTTTAAGTGACTTAGAAGTAAAAACACCAAACTGTCCTATTTTAGGAATGCCACTAATCTATTCGGGTACACGAGATGACTTCGTAGATCCAGCAAGAGCGGCCTTGGATAGAATTGATAATAGTAAAGGATACACAATGGATAATGTCCACTTTATTTCAAATAGAGCAAACAAAATTAAGAATGACGCAACGCCCGATGAGTTGAGAATGATAGCTAATTACATAGAAAGTTTGGGTGGGAATAATGTCTAAATTGATTCAGTATCAAAGTGACATGACCGCTGGGGAAATATCCGAAAAGTTACTGGCACGTACTGACTTGAAGGCATATGACAATGCTCTCAAGACAATGGTTAACGCATACCCAATGACGCACGGTGGAGCAAAACGAAGACCAGGAACAATCTATATCGGTGAAGTTGCGACAAGCGCCGAGACGGTACGGCTGATACCTTTCATTTACAGCAAGACGACATCATTCGTTCTTGTTTTTAATAGTGGAAAAATTCAGTTCATTCGTGATGGTGCCTTTATTATGGATGGCGTCAGTCGTTATGAAATAGCTTCCCCTTTTAGTGAATCAGAACTACCAGATGTTACGTTTGCACAATCGGGTAATGCGTTATATCTCGCACATACCAACTACGCCCCAAGACTACTCCAGCGTGTTAGTGATACAAACTGGACGATTACCCTATTAAACTTCACATATCGGGCAATCAGTGACCAATGGTATAAGAACGACTACATTAAGTTCAAGATTATCACTGGACTCAACCCATTCGCTGTCGGTGATGTCTTCACTGTAACAACCAATGCCAGCGGGGATGTTACGGGAACAACAGGACCAGTACCGCTTGGAACAAACAAGGGTGTGATTTATGGTGCCACAAAGGTCAATAATGCGGTCGCTCAAACCTGGACAATCACTTGCATCATCTCCACCGGTTCCCGGCAGGAATGGACAGTAAGCGGTTCGGTATCCGGCACACCAACATTAACTTGGAACACAGATAAGTATCCAGCAACTGTGGGCTTCTTTGAGCAACGCTTGTATTACGGTGGTACTTCAGCAGAACCACAGACAGTTTGGGGTAGTGTCATTGGTGATTACAGCAACTTCACCATAGGACCAAATAATGATGACGCTGTTCAGTTTACATTTTCCAGCAATCGGTATGACCAAGTAGCCCATCTCGAAAGTGCCCGGCAACTACTCGCTATGACTGTTGGTGGCGAGTACTCGTTGGTGGGTGGAACAGCAGGCATAACACCAACATCCGTTCGTATCCGGGCGAATACCTTCCACGGCTCATCGCATATCAAGCCAATCCGCATATCACAGGAGGTGGTTTTCGTTCAAAGAGACAGAAAGAAGGTGCGAGCAGTTAGTTACTCCGTCGCAGAAGATACAAATCTCGCAAGTGACCTCACATTATTTGCCGAGCATGTAACAGGCACTGGCCTTGTGGATATGAGTTTCACCCAAGACCCAGATTATCTACTGTGGGCGATACGTGATGACGGGATATTAGCTTCTATGACCCATCTGCGTGATCAAGCAATCACCGGCTGGGCACGACATATCACAGATGGTGAGTTTGAAAAGTGTGCTGCTGTCCCAGAAGCAACTGCTGACCAAACATATCTGGTTGTTCGTCGGGATATAAATGGAGCAAGCAAGCGATACATTGAGTTGCTGGACTACACGACAGGAGCAATGACTGATTGTTCCGCATTTGGCTATAGTGCCAGTGAAACAGCATCGTGGTCTGGACTGACACACCTGGAGGGGAAGACCGTCGCTGTAGTTGCGGATGGGATTCCACATCCAAATTGTACAGTCTCTGGTGGTGCTATTACATTGAACTATCCCGTTAATAACATTGAGGTTGGTCTGCCGTACACAACAACGTTGGAGATTCTACATCCAGCAAGAGACCTACCAGATGGAAGTTCTCACGCACGAGCACTCACTATCCCACAAGTAACTATCCGTTTCCAAAATGCAACTACTTGTACAGTCAATGGCTACAACGTTCCGTTCCGTACAAATCAAATTGCTTTGGGAACTCCAACACCTCCGTTCACTGGTGATAAGCAGGTAACGCTATTAGGATGGCAAGTTCCTGTCACGCTGACAATAGAGCAAACACAACCTGCTCCGTTAACTGTATTGGGTATCGCAATCAAGATGATTGTTCCAGACTTGACTGAATAAATACCAAACAACAGGAGATACTAATGATTAGGATAGCGGTACATACGGATGTGGATAGGTTGGTGGAACTCGGACGCTCTATGTGGGAAGAATCACCAACATACAGCGCATATGATTTCAACGAAAGCAAACTACGAATTTGGTTGGAGTTAGTTATAGACAACCAAAATGGAGTGATTCTCGTATATGAGCGAGACAAACAAATCATAGGTGGAATGGTTGGCTGGCACGAAGAACAATTCTTTGGACACGACAGAGTGCTCTGTGACCTGGCTCTATTTGTTGAGCCAGGAAAACGGGGTTCGATGGCTGGTGCTGCTTTAATCAAGGCATATGTTGAGTATGGTAGAGATTTAGGGGTAGCACAAATCGTTTTAAGTAATTCATCTGGTGTGAACAGAGACCGCATTGCCAGGTTGTACGAGCGGCTTGGAATGAAACACTGTGGGTATGTTTATGCGTTTAATAATAAAGGAGCCTAAATGGCAATTGCTACAACAACCGCTTTGACGGTAGCAGGTATGGCGGCATCAGCAGCAGCGACAGCCGCGTCTATGTCAGCACAGAAATCTGCAGCATCAGCGCAAGCAAAAGCACAAGGTGACCAAGCCACCGCTGACGCGACTGTGATGCATACCAACGCAGCATTATCAAAAATTGATGCGGAAAGGATTCAGCGTGCTTCCATTATTCAAGCAGAGAAGATCCGTGAAGCCGCAATTACGATAAGGGGACAACAATCTGCCGCTCAAGCCGTCTCGGGTACAGAACTCGGGACAGGAAGCAATTTAGCTGTTCAAGAAGATACTACCAAGAAGGCTGAAGCGGATGCCCTGGCTACTGTAATGGAGGGGATATACGGTGTTGTCAATAAAACTGCGACAGCAAGATATCAAGATATGGCGGCATCGGAGACAGCAACAGCGGGCGCTCGTGCCGCCAAGACATCCTTGTTAGCAGGTAATTGGGGTCAAGTGACTACATTAGCGAATGGTGTATCAAATATGCTTTCGATTTATAAGAACTTTAATACTTCTGGAACGACAACTAATGGCAAATCTTAATATGGAATCGCAAAAGGGTAACTTACTTCACGCAACAGAAGTACCTACCACGAAGCTTGGACAGATTGTTGCACGTCCAACAGAAACTGCGAAGGTTCAGGATGGAACTTTTGGAAACTTTCGCAGTGATCTTGCAGCAGCGAATATTGATATGGAGCAAGCAAAGCAAATAGCTCCTTTAGTTAATGATTCAATCTTACGAGCACAGAACTTACAGATTGCTGAAGAAGATGCGAAGAAGTCTGTTTATCACTTGGATTGGCAAACAGCAGAACGGGAAGCACGACAAGCAGCTAAAGAAATTGCTGCTGACCAACAATTAGATACAGATGCCGAACACGAAGTATATAAGGATGAACTCGCGAACAGAACATCTCAAGTTGACCAAAAGTACACGTTCTACACACGAGTTGGTAATGATATTGCGGCAAGACGCGATGCTTGGATGCGAAATGCCCAAAGCGATTACATCAAAGATGTAGTTGAACCTCGTCGTGTTGAAAAAGTGAAAGCGGCAACGTTCCAAGTATTATCTGGATGGAATAAGGCATTAAGCGATGGGCTAGCACAAGAATCTGACGCATCCAAGGTTGCACAGGCTTTGATGGAAAACAAAGCAGCAGTTCAAACATACTTACGGCAACCGCAAATGATAGCGGTATTCGGTGCTGACCAAGTTGAGAAGATGGCAGCCAAGACAGTTAATGATATGTTCTTGGATGCCATTTCGTTGATGACAAACCAAAACCCAGAAGGAATGATTAAGTTACTCCGCAATGCAACAGGCGATTCTACGACAGACGTATTTTTTGAACTTGACCCGAGTATGCGGCGTCAAGTTCTGTATCAAGCGGAGAAAGAATTATCAATTCGCCGTGCTGAAGCAAAGGCAGAACTCAAGGAGCGACAGGACAAGAACGAAGTACAACTTACCTTTGATATTGTTTCGGGAAAGCTATCTGGTAATGCGGGTATCAGCAAAGTACTGAAGATGTATCAAGATGGTGAGATTGACCAATCACACGTTGAACGTGCGATGACCAAGTTCCAGATTCAAGCGGATAGAGCAGAACGCCGAGCAGAAGCTGCTGCCGCAAGAAGTGAGCGAGCACGCGAGCGGGAGAATGCCGTCCTCCAGCCCATACGGGACTCCTTGGAAACAGGTCTTCCTCTTGACCCAAATAACGCACAGCACGTTAAGTCCGTGAATGCTTATGCTGCGGCTGTAATGGCGAAAGACCCAAAGAATGCGGAAGGAAATGTTAAGCAAATCATTGCCAAGACTGGTGTTGTTCCAACGGCCGTTCATTCCCAAGTGTATGGATTGGTCAATTCAAAAGACCCCAAGGAAGTAAAGGCAGGTGTGTCGCTGTATAACACGATAGCGTCATTAGCACCGAATGCGACAAAAGGGTTCAATGAAACAACATCGACAAAGGTTCATCAAATTAATGCCGGGGTCAGCCCCGAACAAGCACAATTAAATGCTGACCAAGCAAGGCGGTACACGCCAGAGCAGAAGGCTGAAATGCGTAAGCCAATCACCACAAGCGCAACAAAGATTGATAAAACACTTGCAGAAGTATTCGGCGTTAAGGCGAAGCACATCCCAACTGAAGTGAAAGGAGCAATGAAGGAGCTGCTACACGAGCACATTATTCTGTCTGGTGGCGACCTTGATATTGCGCTTACATCAGCATCTGCAGCTTTAAAGAACTCTTATGGGCTTTCGACGTTATCAGGTAAGCCACAGATTATGTACAACCCACCTGAAGGGCGAGGTGGCGAGACTCCTTGGATAAATGAGCAGTACAAGAAGGATTTGGATGGTATTGGTTTGAAGCCAGAACAAGTTCGCCTTACAGCAAATGCTCAAGGGAGTTGGGATTTAATCGCAGTGAATGAAAATGGGGTTCCTGTTGGGTATGTAACGAGTAAGGAGACAGGTAAGAAGTTAGTCTGGACTCCTGACTATGATGCGAATATCAAGGAGCAGAAGGCAAGAGACGAAGCAGAAACAAAGAAACGAAACGAAGAAGCGTTGAAAGCCGCTGAGAAGGACCGCAAAGCGTTTATGGAGCAGCAGCGGATTGAAGCCTACAAGAAGGCCCATCCTGCACCTACGGCACAAGAGATATACAAGGACGTTCCAAAATTCAGAGCAACATCATTAAGTAAGGAATAGTATGCCATTATTTGAGAAAGACGAATCTGGTGTTTCGCCATATACGGTCAGTGACCGTATGGAAGCAACAAAGCCAACGCCAGTCGTAAACCCAACTGCTTTAGAAGTTGCTGATGCGGCATTGCGCAAGAGTAACTACGTCACACGCTTGTTCAATGAAAAACGAAATCCATATCGTGATACCACATTGGATAAAACGTTTGACCCTTTTAATGCTGATAATCTAAAGGGTTATGAAGACCACGCTGATTGGTTTGCGGAAGCAAAAACGAAGAAGGAAAGTGATTGGCTAAAGACTCGGATTGATGAGAAGCGACATCAAGAAGACATCCTTCGCCGTGCTGGTGGATGGGGCACATTTGCGGATTTTGCAGCTTCGGCGATTACGCCAGACATAGCGGTTGGTGTAGGTGGTGTCGGAGCACAAGCCTTCAAAGGTGCCAAGTTAGCTTCCAAGATGGGATCTGTGGCAGTTGATGGAGCTTTGGCGGGTGCTGCTTCGGGCGCTCTGTATAGTGCAGGGCAAGCATATGGCGACCCAACCAAAGGCGGAACCGATTTCGCCAAAGATGTTGCGCTGTTCAGTCTGACAGGTGCCTTACTCACTCCAGCGTTTTACGCTACTGGGCAATTGGTAAGGAAAGTTGCCGGGCGACCTCACACTGGACCTACCGCAGATGACATCACACAAACGACTCAAGCCTTGCGGACGGTCGTGGATACAACACCACCAGGTACTTCAACCGCTCAACAAGCGGAAAGGCTGACAACCGAGATACAAGCCGCTCAAGCAGGTAGTTCAGCACAAGCCGCTCAAGCAGGTAGTTCAGCACAAGCCGCCCAACCCGGTAGTTCAGCACAAGCCGCATCTATTGGTATACCGCACCGCCCACCAACTGTACAAGCACCTTATGTTCCTCCATCACATTTGGGTGATATGGATTTAGTAGGTGCATTTGGGGTACAGAAACTTTCTTTTGGACAAGCAGCGGTCCATCTTGCGAATAGCAAATTCACAGAAGCGAAGATAGCAGCACAGCAGTTGTTCAGGGATATGAGATGGCGCAAAGGTAACTTGGATGGTACTTATACAACTATGCCTTCTGCTGAAACTGAATTTGAACGGCTGGGTCGCTCCACGCACGGACAAGCAATGGAGTACAAGAATCAACTATACCGCGAGTACCTAGATACTGGTTGGAAGGCACCAGCGGCTTTACAGCATACACGAACGACATACGGGCGAGATAAGATGACTCGTGCTCAATTTGAGGATGAGATTGGTATCGCTATGTCCAATGCTGATCGCAGTGCGGTCCGTGAAGTTACACAAGTAGCACAACACGGCCGAACTTTGATTGACCAGTTAGCAGCAGAAGCATCCAGACTTGGATTGATGGATACATCTGGCAATCTGAAAGGTACAGCATTAAGTTACTTTGGACGCTCTTACAATAGGGAACAAATTATCGCGGAACAGCAGTTGTTTAAGCAGACGTTAGAGCGTGAGTTCGCAAGAACGAATCCACACTTCACACCCGCAGAGATTCGGCAAGCCGCACAGAATACGTATGAGCACATCATCAATGGCAGCCATTCGCAATTAACAAACATCAAGACGATTGTTCAAGATACAAATGGACATTTCATTCCGGTTGCTCAAAGAACTCGTGCTGCGCCAGCAATGGAGCGTATATTAGAAATCTCGGATAATGTATTAGAGCCTTGGTTAGACAAGTCGTATTCCAATTTTATGATGCGCTATACAAATAGCGTAGGTAAGCAAATAGCACTAACAAAGATGATTGGTGATGCTACAGGTGACAGGTTGCTCGAACGACTTGCAGCGGAGAAGCAAATGATGGCAGACGCGATAACAGCGGAACCAATCACTGATGCAGAGAAAGCAATCAAGTACATTGAATTGGACCAAGACTATAACACCACCGTTCGTCATTTGAAGAATGGTGTTGCATTGCTAAATGACACCTACAAGGTGCCTGGGAATCCACACATGGCAGCAGCAACAGCAGCAAACAACATAATGAAGTTTAACTACCTGACAAAGTTGGGTGGAGCAGCATTGTCGTCATTGGGTGATGTAACAAAGAATGTTCTCGCGTTTGGCTTGGGACCGACATTGCAACATACGCTTCCAGCAATACAACAGGCTATTGGGACGATGTTTCGTGGTGCGCTTTCAGGGCTAAAGAATAGAGCATTTGATGATATGGTCCAAGCAAACAAGCGGATTGGAATCGGGCTTGAAGCAGCACTACAAACAAGACAACTTGAAATGGCTGACATTGTTGAGCGTCAAGCGAGGGATGGATATTTCACGCGGGGACTTGATGTTGCTGTTGATAAGATGAGCAAGCTGAATTTGCTTAATGCGCTCACTGATATTCAAAAACAGATGACGGGAGTCTTGGCTAATGATGAATTTATTCGTGCTTGTATCGCTGAATCCGCTGGACAGGCAAGCAAAAGGCAAATGGCTAACCTGCGGCGGTTTGGCATTGACCAAGCAACTTCTCAACGGATAGCGACTGAATTTACTTCTAACCCTGCGAATGTAATCAAAGATGGAATCTACGTAACGGACACGAAGGCGTGGGCAGATATTGGCGCAGCGGAAACTTTGGAACGAGCATTGAGTACCGCAACACACTCAATCGTGTACAACCCAAGCGCGGGCGCGAAAGTCGTTTTACCAACAGAGTTCTTTGGTAAATCAACAGAAGCAATGCTAACGCAGTTCCTGTCGTTCAACTTTGGTTCACACATTCAACATACGGTTCCAATGTTACAAAAAATGGACGGGGCTACATTCAACTATATAACAGCCGGTATCATTATGGGAGCTGTTGTATATGAAGCAAAACAAGCAACACGCCTTTTTGAAGACAGGGAACGCCCAGAAAGAAACTACAAACAGATTCTGTATGACTCAATAGACCAATCAGGATTATTAGCAATGCCGTATATGATGAACCAATGGATGTCTGGTGGAACGAACCACATCTGGAATCCACGAGGATGGTTAGGTGATGACGACAGCCCTTCATTAAGTTCGCAGAACTTAAACGTTGGCTCGTTGCTTGGTCCAACAGGAACCACCGCAGGCAATGCTGTTAGCGTTGGATTAGCTATGGCAACGGACACAGTTGATAAGAAAACATTACACACTGCTCGTCAATTGGTTCCATTTCAAAACCTGTTCTACTTACGAGGATTGTTTGATAAAGCAGAACAATGGACACAGGATAGTATGGACATACCCGACAGTGCAGTATTCACAATAACAAAACGGAGGAACTAATGGTTAGGACAGAAAAAAGTCTTAATGGCGTAAACGCAATGAACAAACCTGGACGAGTTCGGACAGGCTACACAAAAGAAATGCGACGTGCGAAAGAACAAAGACAGATTGAAATGGCGGCTGCGGCAAGACTAGCGGCAATAGCAGAACAGCGTTCTCGCGCGGCGGTCGCCCGCTGGCACCCTGAAATGAAAGATGGGACACAAGCAGCAAAGTTGGATGTGATTATTAATCGTATGTTGAAGCAGCTGATTGATGAAAACTCTGGAAAAGGTTTGCTCGAAGTTGATTACATGGACAAAGAATCAATTGACCGCAGGAAGGCACAAGGCGTTATCCTGAAAGACACAATGGCGTTAATTCGTGGTCTGCGAGAACTGAAGGACTTCTTAAAGGATGAAATTGTTCTTTTGAACAAGGTGGATTTGGATAATGAAGAGAATCAAGAGCTGTTTAAAACTGCCAACAAACTGCTTGAAGAATCTGGGATAAAAGGATACTTGTAACTCACCCAGTATTCAACAAATTGTGTAGTCATAAATACCCGGTATGACTACACAAAAAATCTCACTAATACAGTTTTATAGCGAACTTGCAGTTCTCAATGGCTTCAACCATATCCCGAAGTTCCACGTAAGGATATTGAAGTTTCTTGAGGATGACCAACAATGGACAAATAACACCGCTGTTCTACAATCCTTCCGCAACTCCGCAAAGTCATCATTAGCTGCCGTATACGCAGTCTGGCTACTGGTCAAAGACCCAACGCTGCTGATACTGATTCAGTCAGCCGATGACGCCACCGCTATGAAGTTGGTTGAAGATGCGAAGCGTATCATCAACACACACCCACGAGCCGCCCATTTAAGAAGCAAGAATAAGTCTTGGACGGCAAAGAAGGTAGTTGTTCGTGGTTCCACATCTGGTCGTAACTCAAGCTTGGAAGCACGAGGCATCTTCAGTAATGTGACAGGCTCACGTGCTGACTACATTATCTTTGATGATACAGAAGTACCTCGTAATGCCAATAGTCCAGATATACGCGAACGTCTACGCTCACGGATAGCAGAATCACATCACTTGCTGAACCCGAACGGCAAGAAGCTATTCATCGGCACGCCACATAGTTTTGAATCCATCTATCCCGAACTAATTAGCAAAGGTGCCTCGTCCCTTTTGATTCCATTACTGACGAATATAAAAGGCGAGTTTCCATTTTTAACAGGAACAATCACATGGCCTGAAAGATGGAACGAAGAAGAAATCTTGGCGAAGCAAGTCGCCTGTAAAAGCAAAGCAGAGTTCTTTTCTCAATATCAACTTATTCCTATTAGCTCTGTTGAAGCCGTACTCAACCCCGGACAGATTATTACTTACGATAAAGAAGTAGAAACATTTACTGCTAACAAAGCATCAACAATGATGTTGGGTGATGTTCGCATTCGTGCTGTATCTGTCTATTGGGATGTGGCAACAAATAGCAAGCGTAGTGATGATAGTGTGTTGGCTATTGTATATCTCGGCTTTGATGGACATCTGTATATACACAGACTGATAGAACTACTTGGACCGATTGAGCAGCAATGCCGACAGGTCAAGAAGGCAATATTAGAGTTCAAGTTAGCGAAGGTTGATGTTGAGACAAACGGTGTTGGCTACTTTGCTCCAAATCTATTGTTAAAAGAAGTGCGTGGATTAGGTGTAGCAGTTAATGGTGTCCATACACAATGTAAGAAAAGCGACAAGATAATGGAAGCGTTTGATGTCCCGATATCAGCAAACATGGTTCACGCTCATCAATCTGTGATGAGCACCAAGTTTGTTCAACAAATGCGAGATTTTAATCCAAACAGATTGATAGGTAAGGATGACTTTATCGACGCAGCAGCATCCGCAATCAAGAGCCTTCCAATTACAGTCGGTCGCGGAATAACGAACGCAGTAGATGGATTCACAGCGTGGCGACCTCACGGAGACACAGTTGAGGTACAAAGAGAATATGCTTAAAGCAATTGAACAACTAACTGAAGAGCGGCTAAAAGCAAAGCGTGAGTACAGCAAACGATATCGTGATTCTAACCTTGATCTAGTCCTTGAACGCGAAAAACGCTATCGTGATACAAACAAGGATCGGGCTCGTGAGCGCAGTAAGCGATGGCGCGATGATAAAAATGCGACCCTCAAGGAATACCGCAAACAATATTACGAGAAAAACAAAGATCGGAAGTTGGAATCTGACAAGCGATGGAGGTGGAATAACCCCGATAAGGTGGCGCTCTATAGTCGTATCCGCAATACGCTTCTTGAAAGACAAACGCCTGGTTGGTATGAAGAAGATTTAGTTAGGCAGTTGTATCAAGAACGGGATGCACTAAATGAGATGTATCACTTAGACCTAGAAGTAGACCACATCATCCCCCTCAACAGCGACACGGTATCTGGACTACATTGCCTTGCCAATCTACAACTAATAAATAAGTCATCAAATCGTAGTAAAGGCAATCGGTATCAGACAGACTGACAATATGCCTGACAAAATGAATAAATAAAAGAAACAAACAAGGAATTCCCTATGCCAGCATTAAATCAAACTCCCCTCATTTCATACACCGGAAATGGTTCCGTAACGGTATTTGCGTATCCATTTCAAATCCTATCCGCAAATGATCTTGATGTTTATATAGACGGCAGCATTACAACAGCCTACACATTATCTGGTGTAGGAACTCCATCAGGTGGCAACGTTACCTTTTCTGTTGCTCCTGCTAATGGCAATATCGTTCGTGTTGTTCGCAAGACAGATATCAGTCGTGACACTGATTATGTGGAAGGTGGAAGCATTCCAGCCGTTACATTGGACACAGACTTTGACCGTCTAGTAATGATGATTCAAGAGTTGGACACGATAGCAATTAAAGAAACAAGTGCGAATGTGTTTGATGCTGAAGGGAAGCGAATAATCAACCTTGGCACTCCTGTTGATCCAACAGACGCTGCAAATAAGTCATATCTTGATTCTGTAACTGCTGCTGCGGCAGCGAGCGCGGCAGCGGCGTTGGCGTCCCAGGTTGCGGTGGCAGCAACATACGATGATTTTGATGACAGATATCTTGGTGCTAAATCGTCATTTCCAACCCTCGATAATGACGGCAATGCCCTGTTAGAAGGTGCGATGTTCTACCACACAGGCAACAAACTGCTCTACACCTGGACTGGTGCCTCATGGGCCAGCGCAGGAGGTGGTAGTAATAGCGGCGCTACTGGTGGAACAGGCAACTATGTCTTCTATGAAAACGACACCCACGTCACAGTTAATTACGCAATCACCGCTGGTAAAAACGCGATGTCGGCTGGTCCAATCACAGTTGATGATGGGATAACAGTCACAGTTGAAAGCGGTTCCGTCTGGACGATTGTAAATGAAGACCTCTAAGAACAATAATAACAAGGAGTTTGAATGAGCACTACATCAAGAATATCAGGAGAATATGGAGTCGATAAGATTGACTTCACCCAATCAGGCACAGGCGCTGTCCGGAAAAACGGCGTTGATAAGCTGAAGGAAGTTATCTCGGTTAAGGACTTTGGTGCTGTAGGTGATGGTGTAGCAGATGACACGGCTGCTATTCAAGCCGCGATTGCTCATATTAACACCGGCGCTGGACTTGTTTATTTTCCAAGCGGTAAATATCTATTTTCTTCAACACTGACTCTAACAGAGCACAGCACAGGGATTGTCGGTGCTGGTGGTGGCAACTGCGTTAATACATACCCAACACTTGATGCTCCAACGATGCTGGTGTATTCAGGTACTGGTCCTGCTATCCGTGTTAAGGGAATGAACATCAAGTTGGAGGATTTCCGTCTCACTTCTGACACAACACGTGCCGCATTGTCCTTTGACATAACAAAGCCAGGCATTCGGATTGAGGCAGACGACACCTCAACGGCCCGAGCCGACAGGTGCCAGTTAAACAATGTTCGCGTAGATAACCAACCTGGTGATGGCATCCTAACAGTTGGACCCGTCACCGCAACTCAAATCAATGACTGTGATGTTATCTATGTCAAGGGCTTTGGAATGCGGTTGGATGCTGGCAATTACAGCGGCCTAACTCGGACAAATGCCCATTATCCAGGACTTATCGATATCAACCGTTGCCGGACATATTTCTGTGGCGGACACGGCATCGCTATCTCAAATCCATCAACCACAACGCAGAACAAGATGGGTATTCGTATCAACATCAACCAACTCGACAGTTTTGGTAATGGCGAGACAACAGGCATTATGTATGCGGCTGGTGATGGCAACTTCTACGACACCTGGATTTTCGGTGAGCAAATCAACCTTAACGCTTGTGGCATCGCTGGTTCTAAAGGTGTAGCGATGACCGTCGAGCAGATCGGTGGCCTGTATGTCGCTGGTCGTGACATCTCGGTGAATAACTGTCGCTTCATTGAGACCAACCAGCCAATCTATTGGGGATATATTTCTGCTCAGCCAAGCACTGGTCTTGAGGTCAATCAGTTTAGGTTGCACAACAGCACGCTTACTCACACTGATATGGTCAAGATACAGTCGGCCTCAGCGGTTGGCCTGAGGGTCGCCTATGACCGCCGTGACCACCTGACCAACGTGGCAACAAAGGCCTTCAGTAATGTGCCAACAGATGTCCAGGCGACCTATCGTGGTTCTGTGGAACACCTTAACTCGATTACTGGAACTGGAGCCTTAGTGACCTTGGCGGATGACACCGTTTATACCATTCCGATTACAGGTTCAGGTTCTTCAAAACCACAACAGGGAATGATTGTTATCGCTACAACTGCTGTCTCTGCTGGTGGTGGTATGTTCCACGTTCGCTTAGCATCTACTACACCGATTGCTACCAAATGGGCGGGTGAAACTAACACGATAGCTTACGCGTCTGGTGGTGTTTTGACTGGAACGACTGGAACAGATACAACCCTGAATGTCTCTTGTAGCAATACGGCAATCTATATCGAAAACCGACGCGGATTTAGTATCACATTTACTTACCAGATTTTAGCAATGGGTCACGGTGTTGCCCTGGGTGCAGCTGCTTAATAACAACAATAAGAAAGGAAAGCAATGACGATAGAATTCAATGGCACCTATGGCGTAAATACAACAAAGTTTCTACAGGACGGAACTGGTGCCGTAATCCGAAACGGTTTGGACAAGCAGAAAGAAGTCATTTCAGTTACAGACTTCGGCGGCCACGGATGATTTAGACACTATTAGCGGTGGTGCGGCTGGTCAGCTCATTACCTTAACCCAAGCCAATAGCAGCCGAGACCCAACCATTAAGGATGGCACTGGCAATTTGCGCTTGGCTGGTGATTTTGTAATGACCGCAATGCAGGACAGCATTACTCTAATCTACAACGGCAGCGTTTGGATTGAAGTAGGACGAGCAGATATTGCCTAACAAAAACAAAAATAAGGAGCAAGTATGAGTTATTCAATCTCAGGGACATATGGTCCAGAAATCACCCAATCAGGAACTGGTGCGGTTGGTCGGTGGTTAAACGACAAAGTAAAAGAAATCATCTCAGTTAAGGACTTTGGTGCAGTAGGTGACGGCGTAGCAGATGACACGACTGCTATTCAAGCGGCTATTACTTACGGTCAATCATTAGTTACAAGCGCTTATTTGTCTGGCGCGACAATCTTCTTCCCAGCTGGCGAATATCTGATTACCAGCACACTCAACATCACAACAAACAACATCACCCTGGTGGGTGAAAGTCCAAGTTCGGCGGTGCTTTATGCCCCAAGTGCTAACTTCGACCTTGTTAAATTCCAGAATGGCGCGAGCTTCCTGTATTTTGTTGGGGTTGAAAACCTACGGATTTACACACCAGGCAATACTACTGCCGGTAGTCACATCAAAGCCGTTCGGTGCATCAACTCACGGTTCAGAAATCTGCTTCTTATCGGCTGGTATGACGGCATCACCTCTGATGGTTGTGGCAAGACATACTACAACGACATCATCCTGTCTCAGGAAAACAGGACAGCAGGAACCACCCTTCGGTATGGTTTCAATTTTGCGAGCAGCACAAATAATAACTCTGACGTTCACGTCTCTGATTTCCAGATTATCTTCGACACGGCTACTCAAACAGGCAGCACAACTGTCTTGGTTCAAGGCTCGGATGGCATCTACTTCAACAATGGACATATGTTTGGGTCTTTTGCGGTTACACCAAGTGCGGTGACTTGTGCCTCAATCTTCTGGAACAACGTCTATTTTGATACGTCGTCTGTTGGTAATGTCATCTTCTCTGGCACCTCATCAGCATATCGCAACTTCAATTTCTCAAACTGCTATTTCAGAAACAGCGGAGTGTATGGGTTAAGTCTGAACTCCGCTTCTGGTATTTCCAGAGTTCTGGTCTCAAACTGTATCTTCAACTATCACAATGACTGGGCGATTTACAGCAATGTCGCATCAAACGTGGTTCAGGTTTCAAACTGTGTGTTTGATGACAACAACTATGGAAACGGTGCAGCAAAGGGCGATATCTACTCGGCAGGTAAGATTTCGATTATGGGATGCCGTTTCGTCGGTGGCGGCGCGGCCGGCACCGCAATCAACTTAACAGCAGCATCCGCTGATTGTTTGGTGACTGGCAATAGCTTTACCTCTTCAACTGCTGGGACAAAGATTACTAATGGCACACCAGCGACAAACCGTATCCGTGGTAATAACGGGTTCATCACTAAGACATACGGTCAGGTGACAATCACTAATCCAGCAACATCATCCGTGGTGACCCACGGTCTGTCAGTCACGCCTTCTATTGCTCAGATTTCACTCACCTTGCTTGATACGGCAAACGGTGTCACCAAGATTTTCCCATCTACAGTTGGTGCTACTCAATTCACCATCAATACCAACGTCACCCCAACGACAAACTGCTCAATCGGTTATGTTGTTGATTGTGAATTATAAAAATGGATAACACTATAACACATAACCAACGGGCAGCGGATGAACAATATCTTAATCTGTTCAGACAATATCAAGAACTCAAGAACGGGGTTGATTTGCTTCGTCGTGATTTTGATGACCACAAGGAATTGGACGAGAAGACCCACGCTAAAATGCTGGCTGAAATGGACGCTTTGAAGATCAAGATTGACAGCGTGCTACAAATCTTGATGTCCCACGTTACCGCTGAGGAAACTAAGTTTGATGTGCAGGCGATTAAGGTTGATAACATCCTTCAAAACCAAGAACAGTTTAAGGACTCACTAACAAAGCTAACTGTTGATACCGCACCAGCCGTTGCTGCTACAAGGTGGGCACAATATACTGGTGTTCTGGTTAAGTTTATCAAAGATACGATAGCACCATTGGTGATTGGTGGTGCAGCGGTTTATCTGTATCTTCAGAACAAAGGCTTCTTCTAAAAGGTAAAAATATAATGAACATATTGAAAAGCAAAACGGTCGTCTTTGGTCTGCTTGTTACGATTTTCGGAGCATTGCAGTTTTATTTACCTGCTGTGGAAAAGTTGTTAGATGCCACAACATATGGTCTTATAACAGCAGGAATTGGAATCATAGTAATAGTGCTGCGGTTCCTGACGACAGTCCCATTGGATGAAAAGGATAAATAATGTTTGACAGATTAAGTGAACTTTCAAATAACGAAAAGCCAGTTGTTGAGCAACTAATTGCTATACATGAACTACTGGGTTCTGTAATTGAGCAAATGCAACAAGGGCAAAATAGTCAAGACAACTTTGGAAAGAACTTACAAGAAGAACATCCCATTGCTGTCTTGAAGAAATCATTACTCGCTGGTATTCGATAATGGTTCCGTTTCAAATTTCAACTGACCAGAACTCTTGGCCAACTTATGCTATCACATTCAGTGACCACATTAATGTTCAGGTATTAGCAAGCGGTGTTGCTGAAACTATAACAACCCCATCTGGCGCGAACTTTGTGCTATTCAGTTCAACATCCAACTTTTATTGTCGTGCTAATGGTACTGCTGTTGTACCAACTGGTGATATAACTAATGGCTCTGGTAGTGAATTGAATCCAGTAGCAAGAAGCCTACGCAACGTAAGTTCAATAAGTTTAATATCGCCGGGCACCTGTACCGTAACAATGGCTTTCTATGCTTAACTTATACAACACATTCTTTTCTCGTACCGAAGGGATACCAATCGAAAATGGCTTTGAGGATAGAACTCAAAGCACAATTTCATTTGACGACTCAACAAGAACGTTCACCATAACTCCTGTTGGCATTTGTTACTATTGGAGTAATGAAATAAGGTATGCCGTCACAACACCACAAACTGTAGTTATTCCTGATATCGAAGGCGTTCACTTTATCTACTATGAAGGCTCAACATTAAAGACTGTTGTTGGTTTCGTTGAAGAACTGATTACAGTTTATTCATTTGTCGGTGTTGTATATTGGAATGCTACACAAAAGGTGTCAATAATTCTTGGTGACGAAAGACACGGACGAGTTATGGATTCAACTACTCATCTATACCATCACAGCACTGAAGGCTGCAAATGGGGTAAAGGGTTAAGTCCTTCATCTATTACTATTGGTACTGGAGATGCTGCTGTTGATGCTCAAATAGCAATAGAAGCTGGAACGATATACGATGAAGATATTAAACACACGATAGCAGGACAAGCAAGACCAATGTCTGCTCCTTTAATTTATCGTAGTGGAACAAATGGCGATTGGAAAAAGATTGACAGTACAGGCTATATTGTCACAACAACAGGATCAGGTCGTGCGGCTTGGAATGAATTCACAGGGACAACTTGGCAGCTAACAGAGAGTTCAACAAACGATTTTGTGTTGAGTCATTTATTAGCAACTAATGACACAAGACATCCCATGGTTTGGCTAGTTGGACAGAAGACGTACACAACATTAGCACTGGCTCGTGTGGGAGCAGATATTGAATTTCAACAACTTAAGACAGGACAGTTGGATACTCTAATGCCAGAGTTTGTTTTTATTGCTACATTCATATTGCAATCAGCTTCCGGTTATTCAAATGCTGTTAAGAGTAAGGTTGTTACATTAGAGAGCGGTGAGGCTTTCGTAGATTTAAGGAAACGATGATGAAACTATTTGACTTTAGGTGTGATGATTGTGGTTACATTGAAGAGCATTTTATTAATAATGGTGGAGCGGATGCTTTTGTTTGTCCTGAATGTGAAGGTGAGATGTTTAGGATTATTTCAGCACCACGAGTTATCTCAATGGGTGAGGAAGCATCAGCATATAAAGAGCTGAAGGCGATTGAGAAACGCAAGCAAAACAAGACTATGTACTTCTAAAAGAAAAGCCACCGTAACGGTGGCTTTTTTTAGCAGACTTTGAAACTGCGATATTCATTACTGGCAAGCAGGTTCCGCAATCGCTCTACCATTTGGAGGAAGAACTCTGATGATGTTTGTTCTTCAGGGGTATTCATCATTTCAGCCAAAAAGGCAAGTGTCGTGTCACCGATACGTCGATCAACATCAGGGCATCTTTCTAACACAGTTATCAGCAAACGTGGTGCAACTGTTTTCGTAAATTCTTCCAGGTCAGGGTCAACATATTTTGTCAGATCAGGATTGTTGAACATAAAAAATGCGTAATAGAGCAGCCGCACGTATTCTGCTGGGAAGAGAATATCGGCATTGTGAGTAGTCAATTTGTCGAGATTGTCAGTCAGGTACTTTTGGAGTTCATGTATCTCTGGGGCAATCTGGGTAATCCAACCGCGTCCAATACACACCCGCACTATTCTCTCTGTTAGATAGACAATCGATCCCCATTGAAGTGTACTGAAGGTAACAATCTTTCCAGCGAGTTGCTGGCGAAGTTGGTCCGCCTTCTTTTGGTTGAATGGCCGCGTACTTCTGCTCCATCCTTGTTTCTTGATGGCGTTGAGTTTGTCAGCATTCTTCTGCTGAACACTATCGAGGTTGGTAGAAATAATATCAAACATGATTTGTATCCTTGAGTTAGTATGACTGAAAACCGAAACAATTGAACGAAGGATTTGTGGCAAGAGCACGGGCAGCAAGAGCGAGGAACTGTTTTGTGTTCATTCGCTTGTAGGAGGCGTTTAGTGCTGTGCCATCCACAACAATCTTGATGGATGAAGTTTGGAAGAAATTCAGAGCAGCCCTACACAAAAAGAACTCGACCTCCGACGGTGGGTCAGTCAATCCTACTTCTTCGTATTCCTGCAGAAATGTGTTGCTAATCGCTTGTAGTACCTCGTCATCGGTTAGGGGGCCATCAACTTTGCAGGCATATGCGACAGCCTCCTTCACGTCCTCCTTTGTGGGACGCGGTTGTTCCAGGTCAATAAAGATAGTCCTTGCTTTGGGTTGGGTTGATGCTCCCTTGTACTCAATATAGACACCAGCCGATAGATTAAGAGAACTCTTGTTCATTTGAAACTCCTTTAGGTCGTTTGTGGCGAATTCCACGGAACGAACTTTAACGAGATTGACACTGGACCTACACTAGCGAGACAATGCCCCCAATTGACTTGTTAGCCTTTGGACCGCAGAGATGAAAATTTTTGAGTTGTGGTACGAGTTCCTACGACGGACCAGTTACAACAAATGGTCTGATAGGGTGAAGGCTTCTTTCGAGAAGTTTGACGACCCACCAATACCATTTAATGAATGGTGGGAACTCCACAAGGAATTATTTCTACCTTATATGGAGCGGTTCTATTTGAAAGAGATTGATAACGTTGAGGAGTACCAATACTGGCATGAAAGAGATGCTTTACAATTGGTCGTGATGGTCAATCTCGAGAACCCGAAAAGCGGTATCGTGAAGGCATTTGAAGAACTTTTGAGCACCAAGATGTCTGTCAAGGCAGGAAGACCAAATCCAAATGACCAACAAGATAGATGGTGTGAGTTCCCATTGAACGGGAAAGTTGATGCTCCAACCATCAAGGTGTTAGAAACAATATTGAAGGTCTATGACTTGTATAAGGGCGAAGACCTTACACTGAATGAGATTGGATTGAAATTGAAACTTAATCCAAGTAGCCAGAGTGAGGAACCAGCAAGAGCAATGACGGCAACTGTAGCAAGATATTTAAGGTGGTCAGAGCAGTTGAAAGAAAATGTAGCGAATGGGGTCTTCCCAATGTATGATTGACAAGGCTTTTACTTTGTGCGACATTGCATGACTTTCTCAACTACGTAAGGAAGAATGATGGCAACCTTGACGCTCCAGCAGATAAACGAACAAGCCGAGAAAATCAAAGCCGAAGCACAAGCCAAGCTGGATGAACTGACTAACCAAGCAAATGAAATCAAACACAAGTCCCTTGAGCACATTCGGGATATGGTTGAGAAGATTGCTGTTGAGATAGGTAGCGAGCCTATCCATATATTGATGGATGTTGCCAAGTTGTTAGGTGTGCCTGATGACTTCCTGAATCCACCAGCACCGCCTCCACAAGTCTTTGAGTCAAGTGGAAAGAAAGGAAGAGCAAATCAAAAGAAGCCATTACAAGACAAACTAACGGCTGCGGGTATTTCATATGGCAGTAACTACAATCTTGCTCAACTCCAAGAGCTTGTTAATAAGCACAATCTTTAACTGACATCAGTGTCACCATTTTCCTTTACTCAATTTTATACTCACATAAATTTTTTACAGAAAAGTTAAATGAAATCATAGAGTTATCACCGATGGCAAAATTGTCGCGTTGAACATGACCGACCTGGCG